CACGGTCTGGGGCGGCACTGACGGCCACATGTTGTGGATCTTTGGCGAGTACCGCCCTGAGCAGCGCACCAGCTCCAAGCAGGACGCGCGTGGCGTGCTCAGTGGAATGAATAAATACCCCGGATGGACAGCCTCCGACAAGATCCTCTGGATCGGCGACCGCTCGGCCGAGAGCAGGAAGTGGGCCACCAGGAAAAGCAACGCGATGCTCGCTAGGGCGATCTCTGACCTGGTGGGTAAGCCGCTGGACCAGCTCTGCGTGGGTGACGTGCGAGGTCTGTTCATCCGCACGCCGGTGAAGTACAGCGGCAGCCTATACGAGGGTCTGAAGCTCGTGAACGGTCTTTTTCTCGAGGACAGGATCCGCATTCACCCATCCTGCGTCGAGCTGATCAAGTCGATCAAGGGTTGGGAGGGTGACAAGCGAGACCCGCGCAAGGATCTCCTGGATGCACTACGCTATCTCATCGAGGCTCTCGTGGAGGGCCATTACCTCCGCCCACCCCTCATCATCAGCAGGTACGCAGCATGACAACCATCTCGCAGACACTCACCGCACCACCCATCGACGACCCCCGCCGCCAGCGGGAGCAAATGCTCAGAGACTCCTTCTGGGACGGCGACTGGGAGGAGACGCTGAAGAGCGATCTCAAAAAAGCGCTGGGAGCAGATCGGGCCGAAGCCTTGGGCGTGATTGACATGTCCTGCTGCCTTGGGCCCCAGATTAGCCGAGAGCTGGCCGTGTGCCATGTCCGGCCTCCGCTGGTCACCAGGAGCGGCGCGGAGCCGCGGCTGGTGCAGCCAGGCGGGCCCATCGAGAAGTCGCTGCTGTGGTCTATGATGCCGGAGTTCACCGGCCGCGTTTGCTGGCTCCGTGAGTACATTATGAGGCTGGAGATGAGCACTGCCGGCGATCTTGTGTATCGCCCGGTGCCACCGTGGCTCACCGAGATGAAGGCTGACCCGGCGAACCCAAGCCAGCCCATTGTCTACAGTGAGTGGGTGCCGCGACTTGTCGAGGGGAGCGAGGTGTGGACCCGTGACGTCATCGACCTCACTGGTGAAGAGCCCAGTATGCGGGTTCTGTCGCAGGATGGATTGACTGATCTGACGAAGCTGGTATTTCGCGGATCCCAGAGCGGGAAAGACTACTGGGCCCGCTGGCAGGACGGCAAGCCCTGGATGCCGGTGGAGCTCTACCACCGCGACCCCGACGCCGCCCTGTGGCACTGCACTCAGGGAGTGGAGATGGTGGCCGCCACAAGGATGGCGGCGGTGCTGTGGTCGATGTTTTGCCACAACTACCGGGACGCCGCCCATGAGCAGCGCGTGATCATCGACGGCACGCCCATCGGCGCAGCCGTCAAGCAATCTAGCCAGGGCGCTCGGTACATCACGCCGGATGCAACGCTGATCCTGCTGATCGATTCGCTCGATGGCAAGCAGGCCCAGATCGACCAGTGGAGGACCGGGGCTGACCCTGGGGTGCTTCTGACCGGGCTGCAGGGCTACCTCGCCCAGGCTACCGGACGTGAGGGCGTGAGCCCCGCCGAGCTCCAGCGCCTCTCTGGCGACCCCCAAAGCGGCTATGCGATCGCCCTGAACAACGAGGGAAAGCGCGCCGCTCAGCGCCGCTTTGGCCCCCAGTGGCGAGCCCGCGATGAGTCGCTGCTGTGCAAGTCCGCCGCCGCCTGGAATCGCTGGCACACAAACGAAACTCCATACTCCGAGGACGGATACCAGGTGGCCTATCAGGGGATTCCGCTGTCCGCCGAGGAGGAGAGGTCACTCCGTGAGCAGATAGATTGGGAGCTCGATAAGGGCTGGATCACCCCGGCCCAAGGCCTCGCTCGTCTGCGCGGCATCAGCGAGTCAGAGGCCAAGCAGATCATTATCGCCAACCAGGCCGCCGAGGCCGAAACCCCGAACCTGACCGCCGCCGGCGGGGAGGAGTAGACCATGAGCGACGTTTTTGACGACCATACCGAGGACCAGGGGCCGCCCGAGGACTGGAAGCCCAGCTGGAGCCGCTGGCAGGCCATGCGCGCCCGCGGCCTTGAACTCGCTAGGCGCCTGAAGACCGAGACGGAACGCGGCGCCTCCCTTGAGCAGCAGCTCGAGGAGAAGGGGACGGAGATGGAGGCCCTGCGGGCGCAGGCCGAGACAGAGCGCGGCGAGCTTCAGGGGCGGCTGGAGCAGTCCAGGATCGGATCTATCGACGGGATCCACGAGCCGGACATGGATCTCTTCCGCGCCAAGCACGCCAAGGCCATGGAGGAGTTGCCCGAGGCGAAGCGCGTGGGCCTGGTGGACTGGATGGAAGAGAGCGCGAAGGGGTGGAGTGAGGAGCCCGACACCGCCCCCAGGTGGGCGCAGGGATTCCTGGGTGAGCCGCCGAAGGTGGCGGAGGGAGACACCCCGTCAACGCCAAGCGCGCGGCCTCCGACCGACCAGACCAGGCGCCCAACGCCGCGCCCATCCGGTGGGTACACAGAGGACCAGATCAACGCGATGACTCCTGAGCAGTACAAGCAGCATCGAGAGTCATTGATCGGATAGGCTTGACAGGCGCGTCGCGTGCCGGGTAGGCTTCAGCTGTTGCGCCCCCGGCCCGCCGTCCGACATCGGTGTAGGCGTGAGAATGATTCCTCACCAACGCCTGCGCCGGAGTCTTTACCATGCCCACCACGATCACCACCCCGCAGACTCACGCCAAGCTGCTGAGCGCGGATCACCGGATCGCTGCCGCCACTTTGCGCCAAGAGATCAAGATGATCCTCGCCGATCGGGTGAGCATCCGGCGCATGCTGCCCTATGTCGGTGACATTTCCGGCATGGGCTCCGCGACATATCGCGAGCTCTACGCCCAGATGGGCGCCGGCATCCCCATGGAGTCCGCTGCCGAGACCGGCACGCTCACGCCCATCGGGATCGATGTCGACTACCGGGACATCACCATCGGCCGCCACGGCCTGGAGGCCCACGAGACCTTCCTGGCCCAGATCACAGCCCGCGCCGGCATCGACTGGGACATCTCCATGCTCGCCAGGCAGATCGGGGACACCTACGAAGCCGAGTTCATGGATTCGCTGGCTACCCTGCTGGCGACCTTCTCCAACGGCGTGGGCTCCACCGGCGTGGACATGTCCATGGACGACTTCTACGACGCCACCTATGAGTTCGATCTCATCGATGGCAGCCTCGGGCCGCTGCTGTCCATGCTCCACGGTCGCCAGATCGCAGACCTCAAGGAGAGCAAGCGCGGTGAGCCTGCGGAGTGGATCAAGGATGAGAGTCAGGTCAGCTACAAGGCGGAGGGCTACCAGGGCACCCTGCTCAACGTGCCGATCTTCCGCTCGCAGCGGGTCACCTCCGACGGCACCGACCGCTGGGGCGGAATCTGGGCCCCGGGCTCCATCGCCTATACGATGGCCGGCGCCGGGATCGCCAACGTGCGCGGGCTCTCGCACCACGCAATCCTGCTCCCAGAGCTCGGGATGATCCTGGACTGGGACAGCGACAGCAATGGCGCGCTCTCGAAGTTCTACGCCAACTGTCACTTCGGCCTCGCCGTCGGCGACCAAGGCCAGCTCCGCGGGCGCTACATCCGTACCGACGCCTGATCTTCGCGCCTGACAGCGCCATCGCCCACCACAGCCACTAGCCACCAGGAGGCATCCGCTCATGCCAACAGTCCGCAGCCAGCCCGCCGATGGTCCCAGCGTTAGCCGGGGCGTCGAGATACCGCTCGAGGCCGCCGAAGGGCAGGCCTACCCGAACATCCGCAGGACGGCGAAGTTTCTGCTGTACTGGACGCCGGGAGTTGGCGCCTACTCGATGCGACGGCTGCAGGACGGGACGCCGATTCTTACGCCCAGGATCCAGATGATCCGCGGCGTGCCGGGGCTGGGTGGGGTGGACGGCGGAGACGGCCGCCCACTCGACTTCAGCCGCCCCGCCAGGGCGGCGACCAAGCGCGGCGGCGTTGTGCTCGACGCCGCCACGATGCGGCGTCACGGGCTGCCGAGCTACTACCGAGCTCATCTGCTGGCCGGCAAGGACAGCAAGGGCAATGAGCGGCACGCCTACTTGCCGCCATGGCTGTACCCTCGGCGCACTAGGTCCGGCGACTGGACTATCGAGTGTGACGAGAACGCCAAGACGCGCTGGGAGCACCTGCTGCTTACCCAGGGCGTGGTGCCCATGCCTGAGCCCGCAGACGTGCGCGACATGCTAGAGCGGCGCGATCGCAGGATCCATCGTCACTTGGACAGCGCTTCCGCCAGGGACGACCTAGCCAAGAGGCTCGAGTCAGACGACCTCGCCGCCGAGCTGCACGCCATCGCTAGCGCTGGGATCGTCGTGGACGAAGCTGATGGCTCCGTCACCTACAGCGAGCCCGAGGAAGCGCCGCTCCCAGAAGTCGAGGAGCGTCTTGATGGGTGAGCGCCGCGAGCACCGAGAGCGGGGCATCCCAGCTCACCGGAAGCGCCTGCACGAGCATGAGCAGGCCGTTCGCCGCCAGGCCCAAGAGCAGGGACGAGAAAGACCGCGACGGTCAGCCCAGGAGCTGGACCGGAAAGCCCAAGACACCGCGAGGAGGCACGACCGGCGACATGGTCGCTAACCTCGCCTGACCACCAGGCGCCCCGAAAGGGGCGAGGAGAAGCAAGATGTCAGCACTCGGACGCGCCATGCAGTGGCTCGGAAATCACGGCGCCGCGATCAGTCGCGGTTTCCTCCCCCTCGTCGCCGGCGAGCGCAAGCAGCAGGTCTATCTGGGCGGGACGCGCGGAACCTTCACATGGGGCTCCGCGGCTCCGACGGCGACCGAGCCCAATGGATCCGTGTACTGGCAGTTCGGCGCCACGGTGCCGGAGGAAGTCTTCTGGTTCCGCCAGGGCGGCGCCTGGGCGCGAGTGAATAGCGGAATGTCGGCCGTCCAGGCCTACAACGACACCGGCGGCGCACACGCGGCCGGAACTGTCGTCTACGTCTCCGGCGCCGACGACACCAACGACCTCCCCGAGGTGACCGAGGCTGACGCCAGTGATCCCACCAAGCTGCCCATGGCGGTAGCCACCGAGGACGTATCGGACGCCTCCGCCGGCTCATACGATGGCTACTGGCTGCAGAGCAGCATCGACACCAGTACCTGGGTTGGTGGCGTGGGAACCAAGGGCTACGCGGATCCCGCCAGCCCGGGCGGCTACACCGAGACCAAGCCCACGGGCGCCGACGAGGTGGCTCAGGTGGTCTGCGTTCTCGTCGAGAAGCACGCCACCACAGGGAAGATCCTGTGGGTGCCAGGTCTCGCCATCGTCGAAGCGGTGGGCACCAGCTACCTCCAGCCAAAGGGCGTGACGCCCGCCAAGGTCGCCCTGACCCGCGGCGCGATGCTGCGCGGCACGGCCGGTGGGGCATCCGAGGAGCTGGACCTCTCCACCCTCGGAATGATCCCCGTCGGCGACGGCAACGATCCCGCCGCGGCTCAGCTCCCGTCCGCCGGCCTGCTCGCCATGCCCACGGCCAACACCTTCGCTGGCCGCTCCATCGCGGTGGATGCCGGCAGCGCCACGGCGCTCGGTGTTGCAGATCCAGACGGCGTCGCGGGTAACCCCACCCTCTCCGTGCAGGCCGTCCTTGAGGACCTGGCCACGCTCGGTGCTGCCAGCGGCGCCGGTGAGATGATCGTGGCCACGGGCGCGGGCGTCTTCGCCTACCAGTCCGGCGGCACCCTCCGAACCTCCATCGGCCTGGGCACGAGCGACAGCCCCGAGTTCGCCGACCTGCTCCTCACCGGAAACCTCGTGGTGCAGGGCTCGTCCATTCTGGCTCAGCTCGAGAGCATCGAGCTAGAGGCCAACTGGCTCACGCAGAATTTGGGATACACCACAGCGGTGGCGGTGACCGGCGGGCGCGTGCTGAACGTCCTCCCCACGGCCACCCAGGATGTCACCACCGGATCCGGCGTGGTGACCCCGGGCGTCCTTGGCGTTTCCGACCCCACCATCACCACGGACGGTGCGGCCACCTTCGCGCTCAATGACATCGTCATGATCTCCGGGTCTGACAACGACGGTGAGAATGACGGCCTCTACGAGGTGGTCAGCCACGCAGCCAACCTCCTCACGCTTCGTGGTGGCCTCACTCCCACGGTGGAGGGCTTCTCCAGTGGCCAGCTGGTAGCCAACGCCGGCGACCTCGGCATGGCCGTCACCAAGATCAACGTAGCCGCGGACCGCGCGGGCACGGATGGCCGCTTTGAGGCCGCATACGGCTCTGCCTCGGGGCTTACCTACTCCGACTATTTGATGGAGGCAGACCTGGGCAGCGGCCTCCAGGTGGCGGCCCACATAGCCTCCGTGAAGCCGGACAGCACCACGGGGGGCACCGTGATCCCCGTGGATGTGGGTGCCAACGGCGTAGGTCTTGACGTGGCCACGGTCGCCGCGGCCGTCGCTGATGGCACCATCAATGTGGCCACCGACGAGCTCCTCTTCCGGGACGCCGACGACTCCAGCAAGACCAAGCGCGAGACCATCGCCGACCTCGCCACGGCCATGGCTGGCGCCAACCTGACCGCGACAAACGGCGTCTTGGCGGCGTCAACCTTCGATATCGGCGGGCTGACCAACGCGGCCATGGCCGCCGGCGACGCTATCGCCTTTGCCGACGCCGATAATGCCAACAACCCCAAGAAGCGCCTCTGGTCTGAAGTCCTGACCATGCTCGCCGCCGGAACCGGCATCAAGACCAGTGGCACCGGCCTTGCGGTGGACCTCAACGAATGCACCAACGACGTCTTCCAGCCCTCCGGCGACCGACTTGCGTTCATCGACGCTACAGGCGGCGACGCCACCAAGCGCGACAACTGGCGGGATATGGCGGCCTTGATGGCCGGCTCTGGCATCTTCTCCGATGGCTCCACGGGCGTGTTCAGCCTCTCTGGCTGGGCCGTCCAGAAGCAGAAGACGGTCATCGCTGGTGGCAACGGTGCGGGCAACGTCGGTGATTTGAACACTGCCCCGGTCGAGGTCGTGCCTGCTGGTGGTGCCAACACCATCATCGTCGTGGAAGACGTGACCTACAAGTGGGTCTATGCCGCGGCCGCCTACGACGGCGCTGGGGCCGGTGATGACCTGGTGCTTCGCTACACCACCAGCCACGCCGAGGTGACTGGTGATGTGGACAACGGCAACGGCGGGGCCATCCGGTTCGCTCGCGCTGGTGCAGGCACCGACTACGCCTGCATCAAGGCGGCCATTGCGGACGTGACTCCCCCAGTCAATGAGGGTGTCGAGCTGTTCGTTCGGAACAACGACCCCTTCAACACCACGGGCGGCGGCTCCCTCGAGGTTACGGTCACCTACCGCATCATCGACGTGAGCTGACCGGGAGGCTGATCGTCAGCCCTCCCGTGTCGCTACCTGCAATCCTACCAGCCCCACCTTCACCCTCACCACCATCAAGAGTGCTCCATGAACCTCAAAGTCCGCCGCAACGAACTCCTCGCCGAGCTCGGCAAAGCCCAGGCCACCATCCGGACCCTCCAGGCCTCGGCGCAGCGAATCACCGGCGCTATCGCACTGGTGGACGAGCTGCTGGCCGAGGAGCAGGCAGCTCCCGCCCCTGCTCCCGCCCCCGCCCCGAAGCTGGTGCCTTCGCCAGCAGATGAGGCGCCCTGCGAGGAGTAGAGCACCCTCCAGATCCCGACCGAAACCCTGACCG